AATAAAAGACAATCTGTTTTATGAGTATTTGTATGAAAAAATTAAATATCTTACTGATTTAACTGAAGAAGAGGCAATTGAGATGTGTAAAACGTATTTTGCGGGCTCTCCGGGTACAAGGTTACACATTTGTTCTGCAAATGAAGAGACTCCGTGTGGATATTATTGGTTTGAATAAGGGAGATTTAGTATGGAAAATAAATTAGACCTATATGATACAAATAGATTAAAAGAAGTTAGAAAAATCATTAATAAAGTTTACGAGTATAATTATTTTCCGTCAACTTCTTTAACTAAAAAGTTGTGGACTATACTTGGTAAACTTGATAAGATTATTGAAAATTATGGTGAGGAGGATTAATATGAATAAGTATGAAATGACAAAAACATTTGAATTTTATGATGCAGATATTTTAGATGTAATCTGTTCTTCAGTTTATGATATAGGATATTGGTCTTGTATCGATAACGATACAGAAGCATGGCATCAAGCACGCAAGGAATTAGAGGGACAAGATGCTACATTTGAAGATATATTCTTCCACATCTTGAAGTCCGGCAAAGCAGTAGAACTGTTTGATGTTGAGGATAATGAAGAGGTTTGGGAGTTAACGTTTGAGAAATTATTAAATGGTATGCAGTTGGCTATCACTAATGGCGACTGGGATGGAGATGTAGATTCATTGGATGGAGCGGTTGGAGATGTTATTTTCCAGTATGCTTTATTTGAGGAAATTGTGTTTGGGTAAGGAGAATGTTATGAATAAAATAATATATGAATATTATTACGTTGTTGGATATTTTTATTTTCATTCTCATTACAATTTAATAGTAGAAAAAGAAACGGATAAAATGTATTATGGAACAGCCTATGGAGGAAAGTTTGCCATTAAGAAAGCAGTGTTAAACAGTGTTACCGAAATTAAAGATAAGAAATACGGATTAGTTTATAGGGTACAAATTGATAATGCGACAGATGAATGTGAAGCAGAAAAGAGGGCAAAACAAATTATCTATAATTATATAATTGATTTTGCTGAAAAATTTAAAAATAATAAAGGGGATTAATATGGAAGAGACGAGTATTCAATTAACATTATCGGAAAAGGAAATTAAGAATTTAGAAAATGCCGTAGGCTGGAAGATTGAGGATAAGGAAGATTTATATCAAGCTGTAATTATGGCAATTAAGGGGTATTCTGAGACACATAAACCTAGAATAATGGGTTATGCTCGTTTTAATAAGGAGGATTAATTATGAAGCTATTTATTGATGGCAATGAGGTTACCATTGAAGAACTTCGGCAGAGGCTGAATGATTTAGATTGTGGAGAATTTGATTGTGGTTCATTTGAGTTAATAACATTGGATCATATTAGTATAGAAGGAGATTTGTATTTTGAAACGGAAAGATATTCCATATATGGTTAAGGAGGATTAATATGTTTACAAAAGAAGAAATTAAAATTGCCAATGCAACTAGTCGGTCTAACGGGGCTTCGGCTAAAAATAAAGATGGTAGTATTCGAGCCATTGTGCCACGATATGTGGCGGAAAATATTGATAAAAGTAAAACTATTTTAGATTTTGGAGCCGGCAAAGGTGCCGTTCATACTTTGTGGCTTAGAGAGGCAGGTTTTGATGTTGCGGCGTATGATTTTGGAGAAAACTGTATAGCAGGATTGCACGATAAAAATGCATTGGAGAAGAAGTATGATGTAGTTATGGCATCGAACGTGTTAAATGTATGTAGTTCGGTTGATATGCTACAAGGAACTTTGTTACAGGTTTACAAGAGTTTGAAAGACGGAGGATTGTTTATCTGTAATTATCCAGCAAGTCCTAGAAAAATGGATTGGAAAGCAGATGATATTGCTTATATGGTTCGCAATATGATTGGAGGAGAAACAAAAGTTGTAGGTGGAAGTAAGTCTGCTCCGTTGTGGACAATTACAAAGCCTTATTTGAGCTAATTGTAAATAATTTGTAAATTACACAACAAAATGATTGAAATATCAAAAAAATATGTTATAATACAAACACAAAAGGGAGAGTTTATAATGAACAAAACAAAAAGAAAAGAATTGTCTAAACTTGAGGGCAGATTGTCTACTATTAAAGACACCATCAATGATATTAAAAGTGATCTGGAATATGAACTCAGCGATGAAGAATATACTTTGGATAATATGGAGCGTTTTTCTGGGACAGATAGATATGCAGCAATGGAAGAGGCTGTAGAACATATGAACGACGCAGTTAGTGCTATCGAGGAAGCGGTTGATAATATCGAACATGCAATAGAATCCATTGGTAGCGCACAAAATTAATGATATAATGAAAGGAAAATAATATATGGAAGAAGCAAAGAAAATACTTTATGGTGGCGAAAGCAAAAATGTTTGCGCCTATTGTAAAAGAAAGGGTTGTTATATGACTGTAAAACAAGTGAAGAAAAAAGAATGCCTTAAAAAAGGTTGTCACCATTTAGATAAAAAAGAAGAACACGAATGGTGGAAGCAAAGAGAATTATTAAGGCAAAAGAAAAAGCAGAATAAAACATTGACTTTAGTTTAAGGAGATAATGAAATGGCTTACAATCATACACGAAATTGGTTTGATTTTCGGGGCAAAAGATATGGTGTTGGCACGATTGTTAAACTTAAATCAGAACAGTATGGGTGCGGAAGAGAGATTGAAAGATGTAATGGTATTGCAAAATTTATTGGTGGCCTCGAAAGCGGTTATATTAAATTTAGCGGGATTGTCTCACCAGGAGAAAGATATTGTGGTATAGGTTGGGTTGCAAAACCAGAAGACAAAATTGAATCAATTCTTGAGCCGGTTTATTATGATAATAAACCAGTGTGGCAAGTTGCAATGGACAATTATTCGAAAACGCCACCCGCAAGACGTGCGGATATTGCTCCAGGCACAATTATATATATAGTGGTGATGTTGGTTGGTGCAATATTTAAGGGTAACTGGGTAATTTGGATTATTGCAACATTCTATTATTTAAAATATTTAGTTAATATATATAGAGATTAAGGAGATGAATATATTATGGCATCAAGTGGAAGATTAGAAAGAGACAATAAATTGAGGATTAAAATAGAAAATAGGTTATCAAGTTTGCCTCAAGTTTTTATGGATTTTTATAACGACATGAGGGGTGACAAAAAGTCGTTTACCACAATAGATACTTATACTAATTATGTTGCGTCATTTATGAATTATATAACTGGTGGTAGATCAGAAGAAGAGTTTTATAAAAAAGTAACATCACCAATGATTAAAAAGTATTTAGTATCATTGCAAACAAGAGATGTAGATGGTCAAATTGTCAGTGCAGGAGATGATATTCAGGCAACTAGATGGTCTGCTCTTAATACGTTTTTTGTATTTCTTACAAATAATAATTATATCAAAGAAAACCCTATGGCTAAAACCAAGAGACCTAAGGTAAACACAGAGCATAAAGTGACTTATTTGACACAGGAAGAAATTCAAGAGGTCTTTAAAAACATTAAAGAAAACGCTGGGATCAAACTGTTAAACAGGGATTTAGCTCTTATTTCTTTATTTATCTCAACCGGATTGAGAAATAGTGCCTTGACTCAAATCAATATAGAAGATATAGATTTTTCTAATAATACTATTAAAGTCGTAGAAAAGGGTAGTAAGGTACGAACTGTACAATTTGGGACAAACATGAGGGCATTGCTATTGTCTTGGTTGAAAGATAGAGAATTATACTTTTCGGATGCTCAAACGAATGCTTTATTTGTTAGCCAATTGAAGGAAAGGATTTCTATATACACGATTGGACAATTGGTTGAAAAATATACTAAGACGATTAAAGGTAAACACATTACGCCACATAAACTTAGGGCGACTGCGTGTACATTAATGAGTACGCAAGGAGTATCGATTCAAGTTATAAAAGAAATGGTAGGTCACGCAAATATTCAGACTACAACTCGATATGTGGGGGTGCTAGAAAAAGAAAAGGAAAACGCCACAAATGTATTAGATAACAATTTGTTTTAATAAAAACAACACGGCAAAATGGTTGACATATCATTTTGTCGTGTATATAATGAACTTGAAATAAATAAAAAAATAAGGAGTCGATATATGTGTATACTAGTGAAAAGGAAGTGGATGACTTCCTAGTCGAGTATAAGAGAAGTAAGGTAATAATAGAAACGACAACAAGGGCAGTGCTTAATAGGGCAGTTGAGTTCGAAAAGAGGTTCATGAAGCCGTTTTATGAATTTACCACGGACGAAGCCTTAGAAATGTATGAAAGTGCTCACGCAGTTTCGGTAGTGTCGTTACAAAACACTAATTTAATATTAAAGAATGCGTCTAGATGGATGAAATATCAAAAAGGAGATATCTCAAATAGTTCGTATAAGAAAATTACAAAGGATATGCTTGAGACAGTTGTTGATGTTGACAAAAGGAATCGCTTAATTTTAAGCAAAGAAGATTTAGATGAAATATCAAGTCAACTACTAAATTGGACGGATCGAGCGATATTATTAATGTTGTTCAAAGGTGCCGGCGGATATATGCTTGAAGAATTAACATTTATTCAATGGGAGCAGGTAAGTCGTTCAGATTCAAAAGTGTATTTTAAAAACGGCAAAATGATTAATATTACAGAGTCAGAATATGAGATTTTGAAAAATGGATTTGATGAAGATGAGTTAATTTCATTCGGTACAACATCAAGAGTATCTAAAGTGAGAAGTTTGGGGTTATATAAGGCTAGGTTTAACAGCTTGTCTAACAATGATAATCCAGATGATAAAGCAGATGTAGAGAGACGATATAGATTTATTCAAAGAAGACTTGCTTTAATTTCTGGTGATCTTGGCGTAAAACTGACATCTGGCGGCGTTCAGACAAGTGGATTATTATGGCATCTTCAACAAGGTATAGAAGAAACTGGGTTGGTATTTAGAGAATTTGTGAGAACGGAACGAGCTAGAGATTTGGCTAGAAGATATGATATTATGTCTGAATTTTATGGTCAGATATTGTTAGAAAAGTTCGAGCAGTATTTTAATTAAGAGGAAGAAATTCCTCTTCTACATAAAACAGTACAAAATGATTAGGAGGTACTTATGAAATATGGAAAACATAATTTTTTTTATACGCGCGGGTGGGTGATAGTGTTAGTGGTGTTGCTTATAATACCGGCGCTGCTGATATTATTGGCAAATATTGCTTGATTTTACCATAATCTGTGGGTTGAAATCGAATAAGTGTTCGGTTATAATGTTACATATGAGAATTTTATCGACGAAAGGGAAATAGACATGGGAAGATATGACGAATGGAAACAGTTACAAGGACTACAAGGGGAAATTACACTAAAGCATTTATTATTTGGGGAGCAGAAATATGGGTGTGATGAGCTGCAGATAATAAATAATGACGAAAAGATTGGTGTTGTAGTTAAAGGAACTGAACTATTTGTGTACAAGCAGAAGGTAGTCGATTTCTGCACTAGTGGGAATATGTTTGTGGTGGGAGATGATTTGTTGGAGATAAAGGTAATTGTAAATAAATTGTAAACAATGGTAAAAGGGTATTGACAATCCTCTTCTTTTTTGATATAATAAGCACAAATCAAAATGATTTAGCAGAGAGGGGGATTTCAATGGTATGAAAAGGGAAGTATTCGTGCAATGCCAAAGTTGCGGCAAGTTGCACAAGGAATCAATACAATATAATATCGAAGATATTTATATAAAATTACATTGTTCAGGATGCAGAGATGATACAACTCATTTAATTTGTAGTGAAGATGAGAGTGAAATTTATCATCTGTACAATCTTAACATAGATCCAAGGTATTATACATATGGCAAAACAAAACAAAATGATTAAATTAAAAAAGGAGAAATGAACATGGCAAATCAGATTTCTTTCGTGGGAAAGATTAGAAAAATTAAGGACGGTTATTCGGAACAGGAGTTTTCCGGAGGTCTCGTTAAGAGGAGACTTAGATTCAATGCAGTTTGTGGCAACTCTTTGCAGTGGCTTGAGGTAACTGCATTAGTATGGAAGGACGACAAGAAGAACAAGGTTTACACTCTTAAATCTGTAGAGGGTGCAAAAGACGAAAAGTTTACAGTAGAATGGGGAAATAGATTGAACCCCGATGTTATAGCATCAGTACCTGGTTACAAGCGTTTCGTTGTAGATACTGATACTTTTGCAAAACGCAAGGAACTTGAAGAGGCTGGACTCGATGAGGAACTTGAGAAGAGCAAGAAGAAGAGAAAGGAATTCATTCACGAGTCAGATTTTATTGATTATCTTATTAAGGTACTTGATAGCGAAAAATCAAAGGATATGATTTTCGGAATTAACGGAACCGCAGAATATTCTTATGGCAATAAGAAAGACATGTATTATCGTAGCTTTGTGCCCCAGAAGATTTTTAGAGTTCCGGACGATACAGAACAGAGTTGTGCGGGCAGTATGAAACTCTACTTTGCAGAGGGTGCAGTTGATGATACTTGTGTTGATGAGACTGGTGATTATATTATCAACGCTTTTGTGGATTATTATGATCAGAATGCAAAGATGAATGCATTTGCACCTATTTCTGTTAAGATTGCTGCAGACCATAAGATGGCTAATGGCTTTAAGAAGAGATTCTCTAAGGCTGAAGGTGATGAAATTAAGGAATTAGGTGTTGGTGTAAACTTCATCAATGGTGCTCAGACCGTAGAGATTACAGAGGATATGCTTTCTGATGAGCAGAGAGAATCTATTGAAGATGGACTATGCACCTTTGAGGATATCAAGGCAGAGCTCGGTGGCACTGCATTTGGTGAGAGAGTTACCGAAATTAGATTAACTGGACTTATGAAGGGCTATTCTAGTGGTGTTCAGGATACCATGTATTCTATCGAGGATCTTCGCAAGAAACCCATTAAGGATGCTCCGAAGAGTGAAGATGTAGAAGAAACTGAAGATGTAGATATCTTTGGCGACTCGGATGAAGACGACGATATATAGTAACAATACAAAATGATTAATTGGAGGAAATATATATGGCAAGAAAGTTTGGAACTATTAACAAAATGAGTGAGAGATTTGAAGATTACTCATACATTATTAACGGTGTAGGTGGTATAGGTAAAACTACACTTGTATATGAAATAGGTAAGATTGTTACAGGTAGCGATGAAGGAACATTCATTATTACTTGTGGTGGTGAGAATAAGCCGAAGCACATTCCTGGTGCATTCGGTGACGTGGCACCTGACTTCAAGACATTTGTAGCAATCGTTAAGGAACTTTGTGATAATAAAGCAGAATATCCTGATACTAAGTTTGTAGCAATCGACTCTCTTGATGAGTTTGCAAGAATTGCAGAAAATTTTGTTGTCGCAGAGTGGAATGCTCAATGTGATATTAATGAAAGAGCAAAAAGTATAGCCCAGGCTTATAAGGGCTACCAAAAGGGTGAAAATAGAGCATGTGATCTGATGATTCAGCAAGTTATGAAGTTACAAAATGCTGGCTACTCCTTGATTGAAATTGGCCACACCAAAACGAAACTCAAAGAAGATGTTATTACTAAAGTTCAGTTTGAACAACTTACTTGTAATCTTGACAACAAATACTATAATGCGCTTAAAGACAAAGTGAATTTAGTAGCGATGTGTTATTGGGAAAATGTTGTAGAAAACATCGAAGAAAAGAAAAATGCATTCACTAAGAAAATGGATAAGGTGGGAGAG